GGCACCCGGCGCACGTCCACCGCCGTGCTGTCGGCCCACGCCATCGCCAACGGCTATACCTGGCGCCGGGACAGCGGCAGCGTGGACATCTTGGTCGTGGGCAACGGCGTGCTGTACACGACGACCTTCGGCGCCTTCCCGTGGACGTATACGGCCCGCACGGGGGCGCTTTCGACCACTGTCACGCCGACGTTTGCCAAGTTCATCGACGGGGCGGGCGCGGATGTCATCTACATCGGGGACGGCGGGCTGCTCAACAAGTGGAACGGCACCACGTTGACGGTGGACATCGCTGGGACTATCGGCGCGACGATGCTGGCGGTCCACAACCAGCGCCTGTACTCCTGCGGCTGCAGCGCGGCCCCGGACTCGATCTTCTACTCGGCGCTGAACAACGGGGACACGCTGGGCAACGGCGCGCTGGATGGCGGGCAGATCGTCGTGCGGACGTTTGGCGACGAGAACGTGGTCGGGCTGGCGTCAATCAACACCTCGCTCCTCATCTTCCACCGGCGTGGCATCTCGCGCCTGACGGGGTTTGGGCAGGATGACATCACCGTGGCACCGCAGGCCGTCTCGGCGGACGTGGGGCTCATCGCGCCCAAGAGCATCGTGGCGAACGACAACGTGGCGTACTTCGTCTCGGAGCGCGGCCTCTATCGCTGCAACGAGGCGGAGGTCGCGGCGGTAGGCACGGCCCAGACGCCGGACCCGCTGCTCCCGATCGTCCGCTCGCTCTCGGCCGCGCAGTTCGACTTGGTGCGGTCGGTGTTCAACCGGGGCACGAAGGAGCTGTGGGTCACGATGCCCGGCTTCGGCTGCTACGTCTACCACACGGTGCTGCAGGCGTGGGCGGGTCCGTGGGACACGGGCTTCGTGGACCCGGACGCCACGACGCTGTTCGAGACGCTGAACACGGCGGGGCTGCCGGTCATCTTGAAGGGTGACGCGAGCGGCTGGGTGTCGCTGTGCGATGCGCCGGACGTGTTCCGCGACAACGTGGCGGCGGCCGGCACGGGGGGCGAGCGGTACGCCATGAGCGTGCAGGCCCACCGGCTCTACTTCGGGGACGAGGCGCTGGCCAAGTCGCTGCGGTGGGCGTACCTGACGGCGCAGCTCAAGGGGTCGGACCAGACCCGCGTGGAGTGGAACACGGGCGACAGCTTCGGTTCGTTCACGCTGCCACCGTCCACGGACGAGTCGTGGGGCGGTGCGGGGACGGTCTGGGGGACGGGGACGTGGGGCGGGGCGGGGAGCCAGAACTACCGCATCCCGCTGGGTGGCACGGGGTACTACGTCGATTTCAGCATCATCGACTCGGGCGATGCCTTGCCGGTGTTCAGCCGGTTGCAGTCCGAGGCGTTTTCCTTGGGACGGAGGTAGGACATGCCGACGACGATTGGCCAGCACACGGTGGCCACGTTCACCAGCCCGGTCAACGGCACCACGCCGATTGACGCCAACACGGTGCGCGGGAACGACAACACCATCCGCACCAGCTACAACAACCACGACAGCGACCCGGGCATCCACGTCCAGTCCTCCACGCTGGCCTCGCGCCCGGTGGCGGGCACGGCAGGGCGCAAGTGGATCACGGAGGACTCGGGCGTTTACACGCTGTGGGTTGACGACGGCACCAACTGGCATCCGGTGTCCGGCGAAGCGGTGGCGTTGAGCGTCTACGCCACGCAAACGCTGGTCAGGGGCGATGTGGTGAAGGTGACGGGCTGGAACAACGGGCAGGATCTGCCCGAGGTCGCCAAGGTGTCGAGCGCCACGGACGTGGCCTTTGCCGTGATGACGGCGGCGACGGCGTCCGGGGCGATGGGGTACGCGACGAACACGGGCATCCTGCAGGACGTGGCCACCAATGCGTTCAGCGTGGGCGACATCCTGTACCCGAACACGTCGGGGTCCTTCACGGCGACCAAGCCGACCAGCGGCAACTACCAGCCGTGCGGGTTCGTGCTGCGCTCCAACGTCAACAACGGCGTCCTCTACGTCGAGTTCAGCGCGCCGCGCATCGTGGAGCGGTCGGACAACACGGCGTCCACGGTGGTGCTGCGCGATGCCAGCGGAAATTTCTCGGCCGGCACGATCACGGCCACGCTGTCGGGCAGCATCACGGGGAACGCGGCCACGGCCACGGCGCTCCAGACGGCGCGGAATATCAACGGGGTGTCCTTCAACGGGACCGCTGACATCACCGTGACGGCTGCCGCCGGGACGCTGACGGGCACGACCCTCGCCAGCAACGTGGTGTCGTCGTCGCTCACGTCGGTGGGGACGCTTGCCAACCTGACGGTCACGAACACGATCACCGGCAGCGTCAGCGGCAGCAGCGGCAGCACGACGGGCAACGCCGCAACGGCGACCGCCTTGCAGACGGCGCGCACCATCAACGGTGTCAGCTTCAACGGCACGGCGGACATCACGGTCACGGCGGCAGCGGGCACGCTGTCGGGCAACACGCTGGCGTCTGGCGTCACGGCGTCCAGCCTCACCAGCGTCGGCACGCTGTCGAGCCTGACGGTGAGCGGGAACGGCGTGTTCGGTCCGGAAAACGGGCGATCCGTTGATACGAGCTACATCCGTGTGTTTGGCGGTACGATTGCCACGGGTGGCGCCAACCTGTTGGTGTTTGGCAACAGCCATGCGTCGGCTCCGGGGCGCGCTGTCTTGGCTGCTACTGGTACGGGATACGCAGAGCTTTCCACGTTTGCCGGTTCTGCTCGCCTCGACGCCTCCGGCAATTTCTCCGTAGACACCAACACGCTGTTCGTGGACGCAGCGAACAACCGCGTGGGCGTGGGGACGGCAACGCCGACAAGCACGTTGGAAGTCGCAGGTGGAGCTGCGCGTATAAGCGGTAACGAGTCTAGCGTTAGCTTGTTTCTTCAGACAGCGATTCGTCACACTGGCAGCGGTGGCTGGTTTTTGGACGCCAACACTGGCGGCGTTGCGAACTCTATTACGATTCGCAACGGCAGCGGGTTTGCAACGATGGCGGAGTTTAGTGCCTCCGGCAACCTCGGCCTCGGGGTGACGCCGAGTGGATGGGACAGCGGCAAAGCATTTGAGATCGGGGTTGCTGGCAATGCTATGTGGAGCAGTGCTGGCTCGTTAAATCTTACGCAAAACGCAGCGTTTGCGTCGGCCGCGTACCGTTATCTCGCAAACGCAACCGCTGCACGATACCACCTGAACGGCAACGTCCACGAATGGTACACCGCCGCATCGGGCACCGCTGGCAACGCGATCTCGTTCACGCAGGCGCTCACTTTAGATGCGTCTGGGAATTTGCTGGTTGGCCTTACGACCGGATCGTACAGACTAATGTGTGTGGTTGCTTCTGGCGCCGACCGCGATGTCTTTCAGGCAGGAATTACCGGAGCATCGAACGGTCTGTCGGTCAAGTGGAACCACAGTACCACCAAAACGCATGTAAGCATTGCCGACATTCCTACGTCATCCGCCGGACTTCCTGCCGGAACGCTATACAGCGACGGCGGCACCATCAAGATCGCCTAACATGACCAGCGAACTCGCGCACGAACTTTTCGAGTACCGTGACGGTCGCCTGTACCACAAGGTGAACCGTCGTGGACTCAAGGCTGGCGAACCGGCTGGGGCTATCAACGGCACCGGCTACCGGCGCATGGGCGTGAACGGCAAGTACTACACCGAACACGCGCTGGTCTTTCTCATGCACCACGGATACGTCCCGTCAGAGATCGACCATATCAACGGCGACCGCGCGGACAATCGCATCGAAAATCTGCGGGCCGTGACGCGCAGCCAGAACCAGTACAACAAGGCCAAGTGCCGCAACAATACGTCAGGGCATCGCGGCGTATCGTGGCACAAGAAGTCGAAGGCGTGGATCGTACGCATTAGCGTAGACGGGAAGAACCGGATGGTGGGCTACTTCAAAAACTTGGAGCAGGCAGCAGCGGCAGCGCAAGCGGCACGGCTGGCGCAGTACGGCACCTACTCGTTCGACGCTCGACAGAGCGTGGGAGCATAACATGGCAACCCTGATCACCATCTCGACCGCCAGCATCAACTACACGAGCGGCACCACCGACTGCGCGTGCAGCGTGGCGGTGGACGTGCCCACCATCGGCACGACCTACGTCGGGCGCAGCGTCTCGCTCGCGTCGGACGACCTCGGCCCCGACTGGACCGACGCCGACCTGTGCGCCGCCGTCGCCGCGAAGCTGGACGTGGACGTGGCGGATGTGAGCGTGGCGCCGGGGCCCGTCGTGTGGGAGGAGGTCAAGGCGGCGAAGATGGCGGCGAAACTGGCAGCCAAGCGCGTGACGACCGCCGACACCACCCCGGAGACCGTGTAACCATGTCCATCGTGCATCTGAGCCCCGTCGAGCAGGCGTACGTCTCCGAGATCGCCGCGCAGGCCGCTGCGGCGCAGCAGGCGATCCAGCAGCAGGCGGCGGCGAAGCTGGTCGTCGTCCTCGACGCGCACGGCCTCGCGCAGAGCGGGGCGACGTTCCACCACGATGGCACGGCGTGGACGCTGCAGCTGCCGACCCCGGCGGCCGACGACCCGCCGGTCAACGACCCGTAACCGGCCATGCCGAAGCGCAAGGTGGCGTTCTGGAAGAAGCCCGCGCCGAAGGGCGAGGAGCCGACCACGCTGACGCCGAAGCAGAAGGCGTCGGCCAAGGCGCGGGCGAAGGCGGCAGGGCGCCCGTATCCAAGCTTGGTCGATAACGCCGCAGTCGCCCGCAAGGCGAAGGAGCGATAGATGCCGATGACCAGCAAGGCGCAGAGCCGCTTGATGTATGCGGCGGCAGCAGGCAAGGTGAAGGACGGGCCGAGCAGGAAGGTGGCCAAGGAGTTCATCGAGGCCACGCCGAAGAAGGCGTACCAGGACATGCCGGAGAAAGCCTCTGGCAAGAAGAAGGCGGTCCTCAAGAAGAAGGGAGGGTACTGACATGGCACGGAAGCGCGGCGGGTTGGCGGGGCTGTACGACCGCAACAAGGGGCTGATCCGCACGGCCTCGACCATCGGCGCGTCCCTGCTGGGCGGTCCGGCGGCTGGGGCGGCGGTGGGCGCGGCGTTCCGGGGCTTCGACCGTCCTGGCCAGAGCGGCATCGGGTTCGACGTGGGGCAGGGGCTGCGCGGGGCGGCGGAAGGCTACACGACGGGCAAGCTGACGCAGGCTGGGCAGGCGGGCCTGAGTAAGCTGTTTGCGCCGAAGGCCGCGATGCCTGAACTCGGCAGCAGCCTTGGTGGCGCACTCCCCGCAGACCTGCCGATGTCTGGCGCGCCGTCGATTGGCATGACGCCGACTTCTGCTGGGCCGATGAACATTGGCGTGCCTCGTATGAGGGCGCCTGTGGACTTGCCATTGTCAGGTGCGCCGTCTGTCGGGATGACCCCGTCCGCTGCTGGCCCGATGCAGATGAGCATCGGCGTGCCTCGGATGAGGGCGCCCGTAGGCCTGTCGATGTCTGGCGCGCCGTCTGTCGGGGTGACGCCATCAGCCGCTGTGACAACGCCGATAAACATTGGCACCCCTCGCATGGCGGCTCCTGACATCGAGAGCCTGCTCAAGCCGGCACCGCGGGAAACAGGCAGAGGGTTCGGCAAGGCAGTTGCGGACTTCACGAAGGGGCTGGAAAGTCGTTCCAAGACCATCGAGGGGATCACGAAGGGCATCCAGATGGCTCTGCCGAATCCGGCGAGCGAGGCGGCGCTGATGAACGCCGAAACGCAGCGGCAGATCCTGGAGATGCAGCGGCAGCAGATGCAGGAGGAGCAGCGCCGCCGGGAAACCATCGCGGCGTTGCTGATGCCGATGTACCAGCAGATGATGCAGAGCCGTGGGGTGATGCCGCCGAATAGCATCACGCAGCGATACGGTTGATCGTCGTCGATAACCCAAGAGGAACGCATGGCCACCTACAATACGGCGTTCGGGGCGCTCCCCAGCACCAAGACCCTGACGGGGCGGACCAACACGGTCGGCGCCACGCCGGAGGACGAGCGTCGCCCGCGCAACTTCACGCAGCAGTTCGGCGCGCAGCGTCAGGGTGGCCAGCAACAGCCCGCCCAGACCTTCGCGCAACTCCAGCAGCAGGGCATGGCCCGCCCAGCGCCCCCGCAGGCCCCCCAGGCGCCCCAGTTCGGGCAGTTCGGCGGATCGCAGCAAGCGCAGCAGCTTCGGACGCAGCTCCAGCAGCAGCTGGGGCAAGCCGCGCAGGCGCCGTCGCGCTTTGACACGCAGGCGTTCCAGCAGATCCGTGGCGCCCAGCAGGCCAACCTGCAGGCGGAGTTCGGCGCGCAGCGGAAGGCGCTGGACGAGGAGATGGCACGCCGGGGGCTGTTCGCCTCGTCCGTGACGGCTGGGCGCATGGGGGACTTGGCCGGGCAGCAGGCGCGCGCGGCGGCAGACATCGACGCGCAACTGCTGCAGCGGGCGGCGGAGACGCAGGCGCAGGACCGGGCGCAGCTGATGCAGCAGTTTCAGGGGCTGTCCGAGCTGGCGGGCGCGCAGGACCTGGCGGCGTTCGAGGCGAACCGCGTGGCGCAGGCGGCCCAGGCGGAGCAGGCGCTTCGCACCGCGCAGTTCCAGCAGGGCCAGTTCGAGGCTGGGGGCGCCCAGGCGCTGTCGGCCGCGCAGGCGCAGGAGGCCGCGATGCGCGCGCAGCAGGAGTTGGGGCTGCGGGCGGGGGAACTGACGGGTCAGGTCGGCGGGATGGGGACGCTGGCCGCGCAGCAGCAGGCGGAGCAGCGCCGGCAGTTCGACATCCGGCAGGCGCTGGAGCAGCAGCTGGGACTCGGCGGCCTGTCGCTCCAGCAGCGGCAGCAGCAGGCGCAGGAGCAGCAGTTCGGGGTCAGCACCGCCGAGCAGCAGCGCCAGTTCAATATCCAGCAGGCCCTGCAGCAGCAGCTGGGGCTTGGCGGGCTGGACGTGCAGCGCGGCGAGTTGGGACTCAGGCAGCAGCAGCTGCAGCAGCAGATGGCGGACACGGCGGCCGAGCGGACGCTGCGGGAGCAGATGCAGACGCGCGAGTTGACGGCGCAGGAGGCGCAGCAGGTCCGCGACATCGAAAGCCGGAAGGCGCTCCAGACGCAGCAGATCACTGAGCAGGCTCGTCAGTTTGGGCTGCAGCTTGGCGAGCAGCAGGCGGCGCGCGTGTATCAAGGCGGCTTCACGGCGCAGGAACTGGGCATCAAGCGCCAGCAGGTAGACGCGCAGATTGCCGCCGAGAATCGCCAGATGACCGAGACGGAGCGCAACAACCTGGCCATCCGTGGGCTGGAGCGCGACCGATTCGAGTCGGACAAGGATTTCCGTGCAGACCAGCTGAACCTGAACCGCGACGAACTGGACCAGCGAGCAGCGCAGATTCAGGAGGACCAGCGCCTGCGTGGCGTGGAGATCGACGACCAGCGGGCGTACCGCGAGGCCGAGATCGAAGCGCGCACCACGCAGATTTCCAACGAGTTTACGCGGTCGGGTCAGCAGATCAGCGTGGAGGAAGCGCGGACTAAGGCCCAGCGGGACATCAGTGCGGCGGACAACACGGCCCAAATGGACCGCCTCAACGCTCAGCTAAAGGCGCAGGCAACGGAAGGGGAGGCAGAGCGCACGGCACGACAGGCGCTGCAAACGGAGCAGATTGGCGAGTCGGCGCTGGAGCGGCAGCTGCGCGAGCGGCTGGGGCTCATGGAGGCAACGGGGAACGTCTACACGGCAGGAGTCGGTGGCGCGGCGCAGCTTGCCACTGGTCAAGCCGCAGGCCAGACGCTTGCGGCCCAGCAGCAGCGGCTGCAGGCGCGGCAGGTCGCGTTCCAGCAGGCAGCAGCCATGTCGGAACAGTCTGGCGTGCAGCACACGGTGGACGCCGACGGGAATGTCGTGCCGCTTCGGGATGCACAGAACAACCCCGTCAGAACCTCGGCGTTTACCCAAGCCGAAGAAGCCCGCAAGCAACAGTCGGAGCAGTTCAATGTCTCGCAGTTCGGAGAAGCGGGCACACCGAGAACCGGAACGCAAACGCTGGCCGCGCAAGAAGCAGGAATCCAGCGGTCGCAGCTGGCGTTCCAGAACGCGGCGCGGCTGTCTGAGCAGTCTGGTGTGCAGTACACGGTCAACGCAGAAGGGCAGCCGGAGATCGTGCGGGATGCCGCTGGCAACCCGGTGCGGACTTCGGCGTTCACGCAGGCGGAAGAGCAGCGCAAGCAGCAGGAGACGCTGACCAAGCTGGACCTAAACCTTCGCCGGCAGTTGGGGCTGACCGAGGCGACGGGGCGGATGTACAACATCGACCCGTTGACCGGGCAGGCGACGCTGGCGGTTGGCGCGCCAGAGACGCTTGGGATGCGTCAGCTGGGGCTGCAAGAGGCAGGGGTCACGGGCACGTTCGAGGGCAATCTGACGCAGCAGGCGCTGCAGAACGCCTACGACCGGGCCGCACAGCTGTCGCAGGTGACGGGGCAGCAGTACACTGTAAACCCCCAAACCGGGCAGATCACAGCGGGCACCGACACGCTGGCCGCGCGCTTGCAGCAGGCTGGCGTGACCGGCAAGTTTGGTGGCGCGTTGACGCAAAGCGCGCTACAGAACGCTTACGACCGGGCGGCCCAGCTTTCGCAGATCACGGGCACGCAGTACACCGTGGACCCTGCAACTGGCCAGATTACGGCTGGCAGCGCGCGCACGTTCGCCGCCGATCAGGTGCGGCTAGATCGCGAACTGCGTCGCCAGCTTGGCCTGAGCGAACTGAGCGGCGTGATGTACGACGCGGAAGGCCAGCCAATCGTTGACAACATATATGGCGATGGCCAGAGGTTTCGCACGGAACGTCAGACGTTGGCGGCCCGGACAGCGGATCTGGACCGGCAGCTGCGGTCGGCGCTGGGCATGTCGGAGGCGACGGGCTTCGTGTACGATCCCATCACGGGTGCGCGCACGGGGGCGGAGACAGTGCAGGGGCAGATGGCGCGAAACCAGACACTCATGCAGCTGGCACAGGCGCTGGGTGGCCTGAGCCCGGAGCGGATTGCTGCGCTGTTCGGCAACAAGCCACCGACGACGACCACGACAACGCCTGGCGGCACGACGACTCCGGGTGGTAGTGGGACCGAGCCGCGAGAAGGCGAACGGAAGCGGGAAAACGGCGTGTGGTACACTTATAAGGGCGGTCGGTGGGTGGAAGATATTGGCGGCGTGGTCGATCCGCTGGGTTCGCCCGGCGGCAGCACGCAGCCGGTCAACACGCAGACGGCAAACACGACCGGCAACCCGTCGTGGGCCACGCCGCAGTTGATGCAAGCATTGTTCGCACAAAATCCGGATCAGGTGTACGCGCAGGACGGCGCCAGCTGGATGACGGACGGCAAGAATATGTTCAAGGTCAATCCTGATTACAGCACGGGCACGCTACGCTGGGTGCGCGCATAACACGGAGGAAGCATGGCACGCGGATTCGGCATGACGGCGCTCCGGGCGGCGCTGGGCGGGGTGGGCGGGTACTACGAGGGCGTCAGCGCCGAGCGGGAGGCGAAGCGCCTGGAGGAGCAGCAGCGGCAGGCGCTGGAGCGGCAGCGAGAACTCGACCGCATCGGCATGCTCGACAAGGGCTACATGACGCCGGAGGAGGCGGGGGCGGAGCGGCAGGCGGGGGGCGCGGCGTTGAGCCGGGCCTTGGCGTCGGCGTCGGGGATGCTGGCTGGTCGCGGCGCCCCGGCGTTTGGCCAGGGGATCGGCGCGGGCGACGGCACGGCCATCGTGCGCGGCATGGGGCAGGTCGGCCCCCAGCAGCGCGCCACGCTGGGCGGGCAGACGTTTGTGCGCGCTGAGCCCGAGTCGGCGCGGATGCGGGCGCAGGAGCTGGCGGCTGGCCGTGAGCGGATGGGCGAGGAGCGCAAGCAGGCGCAGGCGCGGACGGAGAAGCAGACTGCCGAAGACGAGCAGGTCAAGGCATTCGTGGCGGCTGGTGCGACGGAGCAGCAGGCCCGTGCCGCCGTGCGTGGTGGCGCGAAGTATGGCGACCTGTTCATGTCTCCGGCGGAGAAGGCGCGTCAGGAGGCAGAGAACCGCCGGATTGGCTTGGAAGCGCAACGACTGGAACTCCTGAAAAAGCAGCAGCCGACGCCGAAGACGACACCGACGGCAGGGCAGGAGACGGTGCTGCCCAGCGTGGCGGACGCCGCGAACTACTTCCAGACCATCGCAGACAAGAAGAACGCCGGGGCTGCGGTGAAGCGGTTCAACCCGACCGCCGTGGCGCTGGCCAACCAGATGCAGCAGCAGGGCGGGTACGGGTCCATCTTGGCGGGCGCAGCGGCTGGCGCGCTTGGGCCGTTCACGCCGCGTGGGTTGCGAGTGACGGACGACGACTTGGAGTATGTCGAGCGGGCAGGCGCCGTGGCTGACGCGGTGGCGCGTGCCTCGGAGGTCGGCGTGCTGACCAACTTCGACATCAACCGCTTCCGCAACCAGATCATCTTCACGGCGATGGACACTCCGGCAGGGATGCGCCGGAAGATGGAGCGTGCGGCGCAGTGGGCGTCGTGGCTTGCGACGAACAAGGGGACCCTGGACAGCGGGACTGGCACGCTCACGCCGCCTCCGATGGACATGGGCCTTGGCATCCGTCCGTCGAACACCGAGGCGATGCAGTACCAGCAGGGGCAGCGGCCCAGCGGCCAGTCGCCCCAGAGCCGCTTCGACCAGCGGGTGCAGCGCGGCATGGATTCGCTGGGCGCAGCCAGCTTGGTGAACGAGGAGACGCAGGCGGCGAATATCGGTCGTTTTCCGGCGTCTCGCCCTCCCCTGTCCTCTTTCGAGCGGTAATCGACCATGCAACCTCCCAAGGGATTTGATCGGGCAGGCGCCAAAGCGGCAGGCTGGTCTGACGCGGAAATCGACGCCTATCTTGCGCAGCGCGAGAAGCCGGCTGAGCGTGTGGCGTCTCAGGATGTGCCGACACTGGAGGCCCCCCGTGACCTGACGGTGGGCGAGCAGGTGGTGGGCGCGGTGCGGCAGGCGGCCAACGCGGCGACCTTCGGCCAGTACCCGCGCATGGTTGGCGCCGTGAACCGGATGCTGGGGCGCGACGACGAGGACGCGGCCAAGCTGGGGCAGTACATGGCAGAATACCGTGAGCGTGCGCCGGGGCAAGCCGCTGCAGCGCGTTTAGCTGGGGAGGTCGTGCCCTACATGACCGGCCCCGGTGCGGCGCGTGGAGTTGGCCGGTTGGCGCAGGGCGTGGGGCGCATGGTCAGTCCGCAGGCCACCGGGCGCGTAGCGCAGGCGCTGTCAGCTGCAAGCCAAGCGGCTGGCAATGTATATCGTGGCGCACGAACTGCGCCTGTCGTCGGGGCGGTAGGCCGTCGCGTCCTGCCAGCAGCTGGCGCCGGGCAGACGGTGGCTATCGAAGGCGCCCGTGGGGTGCTGGAGGGGCCGGAGTCTGGCGAGGAGCGGACGATGGGCGAGGTGGCAACGGACGTAGCCAAGCGCGTCGGCGGTGGGTTGCTCGGCGGCAAGATGGGCGAAGTGGTCGGCACCCGCATTGCCGCGACGGTCGGCCCGACGCTGGGCAAGATAGCGACGGGCGCCAAGTCCGCGACGGAGAAGGCGGGCGAGGCCATCAGCGCGTGGAAGGGCGGCGCGCCGGTCCCGCTGACGACCGGCATGGCCAAGCTGTACCAGAACTCCAAGCTGCTGCGGGACGCGGTGGACGAGGAGGCGGCCAACCTAGGGCTGATGTCGAACCACCCGATGGTGCTGGCCCGTGCGTATGGCGCCGTGAGCCGTATGGTGCGGGGGACGCCGGACGCAGCCGATGTGCAGAAGATGGTGCTGCAGCCGTTCCTCAAGGAGATCGACACCGCCGCACAGGGGCCGCTGTCCCCGCTGATCCGCCGGTACGCATCGGGGAAGGGGTCGGAGGAGGCTGTGCAAGCAGCGCAGCGCACGGTGAGCTACCTGCGTACTGGGCGTGGGGATGCGGCCCGCTCCAGCCCAGAGGCGATGGCGCAGTGGGCTAGCCGGTCGTATCGGTCGAACGAGGAGCGGCAAGCAGCGGCGCAGGCGCTGATCGCGGCGCTGAGTCAGGGCGGGACGGCAGCGGGTCCGCTGTGGCAGCGGGCTGCGCGACCGTTCAAGGGTGCGGGTGAGGTAGCCAACCTGGTGGAGCAGCTTGGGGGGACGCCGTCGTTCGCCCAGCGCATGGCACAGCGTGCCGGCCGTGGGGTCGGTGCGGTCACGGGCTCACGCTTCATGGACGAGGAGTAGCATGACGACGGAAGTGATCGCATCGCTCAAGGTCGGCGCGCTAACGGCGCTGGGCTCGTTGGCCGTCGAGGTGGCGGGTCCCTCGCAGGTCGGCTGGGTGTGGCCCGTGGTGTCCGGGCTGGTCGGCGCCGGAGCGGCGTATGGCATCCTGCGGGCCACGGTGGACGCGCTGAACAAGCAGGTGCAGGACATCACGCGGGACGTGCGGGAGATCCGCGATACGACGCACGCCACCGCCGAGCGGGTGGCGCGGATCGAAGGGACGATGGAGCGGCGTGGTCAGGCGCGGGAGCGGGCCAATGGCTAAGGGGACGTGGCTCTACACGCGCGACGGCGACCTGGACCCGCTGTGGCTGTTCCTCGGCGCGCACCTGCTGCTGGGGGTGGTGCTGGTGGCGGTGGCGGCGTTCCACGGCGGGCAGGCGTTCTTGGCGGCGCTGGCGTACAACGCGGTGAGCGTGCTGGCGCTGGCGATCATCAAGGTCCCCATCGACCGGGCCCGGCTCCTCGCTCCGGCGCTCCCCAAGGCGATGGGCGCGCTGGGGGCGGCGGTGCAGCCGCCGTTCCCGGGGATGGATGTGAACGAGCGGGGGGAGGATGACGCATGACCCATCAGCGCCCAAGCCCCAACCACAGCAGCCGCCGGGGCGCGAAGATCCGCTGGATTGTCCTGCACGCGGACGCCAGCCCCTCGGAGCGGGCAACGCTGGACTGGATCTGTTCGCCTCGGTCGGCAGTGAGCTACCACCTGCTCGTCCACCGGGACGGCACCGTGACGCGCTGCGTGCCGGATGACCGGTCGGCGTGGGCGTGTGGGGTGAGCGCGTGGGATGGCGTGCAGGGGCTCAACCGGCACTCCCTCTCCATTGCCTTCGCCAACCGGCATGACGGCAAGGAGCGGCTATCGGACGCGCAGATCGACGCCATGATGCGGCTGGTGCAGGCGTGCAAGGCGCGCCACCCGACCGTGGAAGGCGTGCTGACCCATGCCATGATTGCGCCGGGGCGAAAGTCGGACCCGGACTACATCCCCAATTTTTACCGGCACGACTACGGGTGAGGGCACGATGAGCCAAGCGCGACTGGTGGTGATTGGGCTGGGTCTGGTGGCGGCGGTGGTCGGCACGGCCTACGAGCTCGGGCGGCGGGGCGGCGAAGTGGCGGGGCTACGGGCGCAACGCGCCGTGGTGGTCGAGTCGCTGGCGGTGCTGGACACGGTGTACCTGACCGATACCCTGCGGCTGTGGCGGCGGGTGACCGCGTGGGATACGCTGTACGATACGACCCGGATCACCGAGCGGATCACGGACACTGCCTGGGTGCGCGGCACGCTGGCGGCGGCCGACACGACCATCCGGGCGTGCGTCAAGACGGTGCTGACCTGCGAGCAGCGGGTGGCACTGGAGGCCAAGCGGGCCGACCTGGCGGAGCAGCAGCTCACCGTCTGGACGCACCGGGACCGCGACAAAGAACGGGTGAAGATGGCGCTGTCGGCCGCTGCCGGCCTGACCGCTGGCTTGCTCATCCGGCGCTAACACGCTGTAGCGCAAGGACTTAGGCGAGGAGCGCCGGAGCGGGGAGGAATGTGGCGCGGTACTCTTGACAGGTCGGTCAACGGGTCGTAGGATCAGGCATCAGTCAACAACACGGTTGGCTGGTGCCTTTTCCATTCCGAGGGGGTTGTATGGCGATCTGGAAGCTCGCGGAGCATGGCCCGGTGGCGATCACGGTGACGGAGATCTCCGAGCAGGAGGGGAAGTTCGGGCCGCAGTTCGCGGTGGATGGCGTGACGGAGGACGGGGAGGAGGCGCGGCTGTTCGTCTCCACCAAGGCGCTGACCTCGCAGCTGGGGCGCCTCAAGCTGGACGTGGACACGGCGCTGGGCCAGCAGCTGTACTTCGAGCAGGTGTCGAAGGACGGCACGAAGTACACCAACATCTCGCGCGGCACGGGCGGTCCGGCCAAGGCGGCAGGGGCGCCGAGCGGTGCGAAGCCGGCAGCGGCTCCGGCGGCTCCGGCCCGTCCGGCCCGCCTGACCCCGGCCGAGGCGGCCAAGGTGTACGCCGAGTGCGTGGACCTGGCGATGGCCACGCTGGGCGCGCGGCTGGAGCAGGCCGAGGTGCCGTTCGACGGCGCGGTGATCCAGAGCGCGGCGGCGACCCTGTTCATCGCCTGCAATGGAGGGGGGCGATGAGCGGAGCGGCGGTGCCCCCCACGCTGGACCCCAGCCCGTTCCCGGCGAACGACCAGCAGGAGGCCGCGCGCCGGGCCAGCAAGACGGAACACAAGCTGGAGTTCTTCTGGCGCGACGGCCAGCGGTGGCAGTGCGACTTCAACTACAGCCGGATCGCCAGTCTGGTCGCCAACCTGGGGGTGCGGGCGGTGAACGAGAACCTGACCCGCACGCACATCGCCGGGTCACTGGACGACCTGCGGTATCGGATCTGCTGGCTGCGGCTGCACGCCGAGAAAGAGAACCCGGTGCCGTGGGCGCGGGAGACGACGGAGGACATGGCCCGGGACATGATGGAGATCATGGACGACCTGCTGGTGGCGCTGTCCGGCGCCGAGCGGCTCTACACCGATGGCCACGGAGACGACCGATGATCGCGTTCGACGAGGGGCAGGAGGACGCGCCCGAGGGCGAGCAGGAGGAGGTGCAGCCCGAGATCGCCGTGGCGTTCACCCCCGCGCAGCTGGCGGTGGGGACCAACCTCATGGCGCTGGGGCTGGCCGTGATGACCAACAACGAGCGGGAGGGGAAGCGCATCATGGAGCAGCTGGGCGACCCCAAGATCGGGATGATCGCGCTGGACGCCACGCGGCGCATGGCCGCCGCCCTGACCGGAGCGCCCGATGACCTCGACTGAGCGCACGTGGACCTGTTCGCTGGTCATGGACGAGGTACATCTCTCGGCGCTGTCCGTGATGATCGGCGTGATCGGGGCGCTGCTGATGGACGACCTGGAGCGGGGCGCCGAAGGGATGGGGCTCCTGACCGAGATCAACAACGAGCATCCCGGCACGATCATGGCGCTGATGGGGAAGATGGAGACGCTGATTAAGGAGAGCGAGGACCGCATGGGCACCTACGGCGAGGACGTGGCGCACCGTGTCGTGACGCTCCTGCGCCCGTCTGGCGAGGTCTGCTGATGCCCGTCTACACCAACAAGCACAACCTGCCGGCGGTCATCGTGGACGCCGTGGTCAACGACCCCTACGTCGGGGGCGGGGACGTGTCGGCCACGAAGCTCATCGACGCTCCGCAGGTCAAGGTGCTGGGGGCCAAGTACCGCGACCAGGTGCAGGTGGACGTGAGCGAGCGGGTGTGGAGCCTGCTGGGCCAATGCGTCCACACGATCCTGGAGCGGGCGGGGCTGCGGCAGGAGGGGATGATCGCGGAACACCGGATGTTCGCGGAGGTCGAAGGCCCCTACGGCCCGTGGCAGCTGTCGGGGCAGGCCGACGTGATCGACCTGGAGCGCGGCGTGATCCGCGACTACAAGGTGACCACGGTGTTCAAGGCCAAGGGGTCGGCGGCGTGGGAGCAGCAGCTGAACGTGCTGGCGTGGCTGGCGCGGGCGAACGGCTACCAGATCCACGGGCTGGAGATCGTCGGCATCTTCCGCGACTGGCGGAAGGTGGAGGCGGAGCGGAACCCCAACTACCCGCAGGCCGCGATCCAGGTGATCCCCATCGCGCTGTGGGACCCGGTCACCGTCGCGGCGTACATCACCGAGCGGGTGGCGCTGCACCAGTCGATGCAGGCCGGGGTGCAGGTGGACTGCACCGACGAGGAGCGGTGGAAGGACCCGGACCAGTGGGCCATCGTGAAGCCCGGCCTCAAGCGCGCGCTCAAGGTGCTGGACCACGACCCGGCGCCGAGCGAGATCCCGGAGGGCTGCAGTGTCGAGGTCCGGCGCGGCGAGTACAAGCGGTGCCAGCACTACTGCGAGGTGGCGCCCTGGTGCCCGCAGTGGGCGGCGGAAAACATGGTCCCGGACGAGGAGGAGCGATGAGTTACCCGTTGTCCCCCGAGGTGCTGGGGTTCGACCCGTACCAGCACTACGGCAACACGCCCTGCCAGGCCAAGCGCGACTACTGCGCGCGGCGGTATCGGGAGGGCGCCACGGTGATGCAGATCGCCGCCGAGGTGGGCATCACCAAGCAGGCCGTCAGCGGGCTCCTCAAGCGCGCTGGCGTCACCACCCGCCCCACCGGGGGCAACACCGGCAGTCACAGCCGGCATCGCAAGTAGACCCACACCCGAGGAGCATATGCCGAGAGTCAAGGTGAAGGACGTGAGCCCACTGTCACCCGCGTCGTTGGCCGAGCTGGTGGACGAGATCTGGACGATCTACCCCAAGCGCGACCTGCCACATGTGTTCATCCCGGCGCGGCTGGCGATTGCCGAGCAGCTGGCGGCTGGCGCCACACCAGACGACCTGGTGCGGGCGGCACGGCGCTACCGGGACCATGTGGCGCGGGAGGGCACGGCGCCCCGGTACGTCAAGGGGCTGGCGAAGTTCTACAGCGAGGAGATGTGGCGCGCGTTCGTCGAGGTGACGGTCTACGGCCGCACCCGGCAGGAGTGGGCGCGGGCGGGGCAGGACGTGCTGGAGTGGGACCGGCTGGCCGGCAAGGGGGACGCATGAACGACACCGTCTACTGGGCCGAGGCGCGAGGCGTGCATGTGGAGCAGGTGCTGGGCGTCTACCGCACCGAAGCCGAAGCGCGAGCGCGGTGCGAGCAACACGCGGCAGACACGCGCAAGTACGGGTACGGGGAGTACCCCTTTATTGGCGATGGCCGGCACAGATACGTCATTTGCACGGCGGCGTGCGACGGTTCCGACCCGACGCCGCTTGATGCGCTTTGCTATGCCTATGGGGATCTCCACTATCGCTGGAGGGGTGCCAGCCATGCCTAGCGCCCCGACCGACTGCCGGGTCCCGGACCCGACCGACGCCAAAGCCGATGGCGCCTTCCAAGCCCTTGACGGGGAGGAAAACGCATGACCCCGCGCCCGCTGACTGAAGCCGAAGCATGGCGCGAGATCGCGCGGAAGATCGTGGAGGGGGAGTGGTGCGAATGGTATGCGTACACCGCAGTGTTTGTTCTTTTAGGCGCAATAACGCGGGAAACAGAAAGCACCATGGATGGTCGTATCGCTGCGCATCTTTGGCTTGCAAGACTACCAATTGATGCCAACCCAGAACCCCGCGCCCTTGCCGCGCTGTGGCTGGCCCTTGAGGCCGAGGAGGAGGGCGCATGAGCGTTGTACGGTACAACTTCGTGAACGACTATCACTACTGCGGGTGCGGCGAGGTCGAGGACGACAACGGGGAATATGTGGAGTACGCGGACTACCAGAAACTGCTCGACGAAAACGCCCAGCTCCGCGCCGCCATCGAGCGGGTGCGGGCGCTGCATGAGCGTGAGACACAAACGTCACGCTTCGGTTCGATTGTCTGGCATCTATGCCCGCATTGCCGCGACGAGGGCGGCGATCCTCTGGAGCATCCCTGCCCCACCCTTCGCGCCTTGGACGGTGACGCATGACGATCCGCTACACCATCCGCGCCCGGTTCGACGGCGAGCCGGTCACCGTTACGCTGCGCCCAGAGCATTGGCTGCCCCGGCTGCTTCGTACGGACGGGACCGCCATCGGCACGACCGTCTACCTGCGAAAGCCGATGACCGAGACGAGCGACATCCTGCTGGGGCACGAGCTGGTGCATGTCCTGGACTTCGTGCGCCGCCGTCGCCGGGTGTGGCGGCAATCCTACGGGCTCGCGGTCGTCGTCGACCTCGCCGCCTACCTGTGGTCGTGGGTGGCGTGCGGCTTCGACTACTACGGGATGGAGGAGGAGATCAAGGCCTACGGCGAGCAGGCGCTGGTAGAGGCGGACACTCACCCGGATATCCGGTGGGACACACCATGATCGAGGCCTACGTCGTGCGCGACCCGCAAGGCACGGTGATCGGTTTGAGCCTGACGAATTACATCGTTGCGCTTAGGGAAGCTGAGGTTGAAGGGCATGCTTCTAAGACAACCTGCCGTGAACTTATCAAAGCCTGCGAAAACGAAGGCGCGGGAGAATATCGCGGGTACACGATTAGGCGCGAGCAGGTAGCGCTGTGATCCGCTCCGGTGACCGCATCCCCACCGGCACGGGCACGGCCCGCCGCCGCCTGACTCGCGAGGAGGCTGAGGCAGGCGGGCTGCCGGAGCCGATGACGCGGGAGGAGTGGCGGCTCATGTACGAGGCGTCACGGACGCTGCACAACAGCTACATCTACAGCGGCAACCTGCGAGGGATTGATCCTCACCCCAGCATACGGAGCAAGTGATGGCAGCCCCCCGCACCTTCGAGGTGGTGGCCCGGGTGGTCGAGCCGGTGACGGTGCCGGACGGGCTCCGGGCCATCGCCACGCACCTGTTCAAGCACGCCGTGCTTAAGCAGGCGCTGACGAAGCCGGGGCTGTTCCAGGCCCGCATCGACCCGCTGGTCCTCTCCGTCCGGCGCGCCGAGACGGATACGTTTCGCCTCCGGGTCACGGTGCGCCCGGTGGACCCGCCGCTGGAAGAACCCGCCTAACTCCCTGACACCCCCTAACCCTTACCCCCGAGGAGAATCATGCCGAGCCATAGCACCGGTCACAACCTGTCCCTGCCCCGCCACCGCTACATCGGCGTCCACGCCAGCTTCGTCCTCAAGGACGCGGCCCACGACCACCGCCTGCTGCCGGCCGTGTGGTGGGGCGTCAGCGTCACGCCGGGGCGGATGCTGGGGTGCCACGTTTTGCTGGAGTCCGGCGCGCTGGTGGTGGACCTGCCGCTCCACGCGCTCAACGCCGACCCGTCGCAGATGGTGGCGCCGCGCCCGCTGCTCCCCTCGCAGACGGCGGTGTGGGACATGTACGGGTGGGAGGCGGAACTGTTCGCGCCGACCATGCTGGAGGACGCGCACGTCACGCTGCATAACTTCGACGCGCTGAGTGGCGCCGAGGGGAAGCTGTGGTTTGCCGTGGACCATGTGCGGGACGGGTACAGCATGGCGCCGGGGCAGCACAAGCACCTGTTTGTGGTGGCGCTGATGGGGACGGGCCACCTGGTGCAGGTGCCGCAGGACCACCTGCTGGTGGACGACCCGTCTTTCACCGTGCAAGGCCCCGTGCCGCGTATCCAGCGGCAGGAGCGGATCTACCGCGCCGAGGGATAAGGCGTGAACCAGCTGGACGCACGGGGGGTGCTGGCGCAGGCGGTGCGGCAGGCCGGGTGGCGGGCGCAAAAGACCGGCAAGACGCTGGCCTTCCGCTGCCCCCGGCACGACGACAGCCATGCGTCGGCGTGGCTGGGCGACCACCAATGGGGCTGCGCGGCGTGCGGCTTCACGGAACACTTCGACACGCTGGCCGAGATCCTGCGGGTCGAGCTGCCCAGCGACCAGGTGCGCCGGGGGCTGTCGGTGGCGGAGTACGCCGAGCGGAAGGGGCTGGCGCTGGCGACGCTGGAGAAGGCCGGCGTGGTGGATGCGGTGGGGACGTATGGCGACGAGATGGTGGCCATCCCCTACCGAGACGCCACGGGCGCCTTGCTCCGCACCAAGTACCGGACGCGCAAGGGGACGTTCTGGGGGAAGGACGGCACCGGCACGCCGCTCTACGGGCAGGACGTGCTGGCGATGGCGCCCAAGGACGCGCCGGTGCTGCTGGTCGAGGGGGAGTCGGACTGCCATGCGGCGTGGCAGCGGGGCGTGGTCGCCGTGGGGCTGCCTGGCGCCTCGCAGTGGCGGAGTGAGTACAAGGCGCTCTTGGCCGGGCGGAAGGTGGTGGTGTGGCAAGAACCGGACCAAGGGGGCTCCACGCTGGTGGCGTCCGTCGCGGCCGACCTGCCCAAGGCGTTTGTGCTGCGGGACGTGAAGGTGGGGGCAGGGGAGGACGCGGTGCCGGTCAAGGACTTCTGCGACCTGCACCAGGCCGTGCAGCAGCGGGGCGAGGACTGGCGCTCGACCTGGGCCGCCATCCTCCGCACCGCCACGCCCATCGGCGCCGAGCCCCCGGCGGTGGCCTTCGACGCGGTGGTGGGCGACACGCTAGACCAGCTGCTGGGCGAGAAGCTGGCCCCGGTGGACGCCGTGCCCACCCCGCTGGCGCAGCTCAACGCGCTGTGCCGGGGCGACGGGGGCGGCATCGGGCTGGCCCGCACCTGGGTGGTGACGTGTGGCGCCAACACCGGGACGGGCAAGAGCCTCATCGGGCTCAACCTGGCCGCGCACGCCATCACGCACGGCGAGACGGTGACGTTCCTGTCGCTGGAAATGGGGCGCTCTGAGTTGGCCACCCGCTTCCTCTCCATTGCCAGCGGCGAGACGGTGGGGATGCTGGAGAAGGGGCCGCAGTTCGACCTGACCACCTACCACCGGGCAACGGCCGCCGTCAACCGCCAGCACGCCGAGAGCGGGGGGCGCCTGCTGGTGAACCGGACCCCCATTTCCCGCTTGACAGATGTGGTACAGGCCATAACGTACCATGTGGAGTACCACAACAGCCGGTACTTCATCGTGGACTACCTGCAGCTGGTGACGGTGGACAAGGTCCGGGAGATCCATGACCGGGTGGAGATCGTGAGCCACACGCTGCGGGAGGTGGCGATGCGGCAGCAGCTGGTGCTGGTGAACCTGTCGCAGTTCAACCGGGAGCAGAGCCGCAACCGGGACGAGCGGCCGGTGTCGCAGGGGCTCATGGGCGGCAGCGCGCTTGAGAACGATTCTCACATGGTGTGGCTGCTGGACCACAGCCGATTCGTCCGGGCCGGCAACATTGCCGACACCTGGCTGATCGTGGACAAGAACCGAAACGGGGGGGTGATGGACATTCCGGTGAGGTGGGACTACCGCACGCTGCAACTGCACCCCCGCGTCCTGACGATGGGGGAGAGCGACGGGACGGCCACGAAGGAGCCACGCGGGAGGCGGCGGTGAGGGTCCTGGTGGCGTGCGAGTTTAGCGGCATCGTGCGCGATGCGTTCCGGGCTCTAGGCCATGACGCATGGTCCTGCGACCTGCTGCCCACCGAAACGCCGGGGCCGCATATCCAAGTGGACGTGCTGCAGGCGCTAAGGGAGGGATGGGACCTCATGGTGGCCCACCCGCCATGCACCTACCTCGCGTCAATGGGCATTTGGTGGAACAAGAAGCGCCCGGAGCGGTGGCCCTTGACCTATGCGGCCCGAGATTTCGTGCAGGCGCTGTGGGATGCGCCTATCCCCAAAGTGGCGCTGGAGAACCCCATTGGTTACCTAAACAAGAACTGGCGCAAGCCTGACCAGATCATTCACCCGTGGCAACACGGCCATGAGGCGTCCAAGCCGACGTGCCTCTGGCTGCGTGGCCTCCCCCCCATCATGCCAACCGCTATTGTCGGCAAGGGAGAGTTCTACGTCAAGGCCAACGGCGCCAGAATGGCTAAGTGGTCGCACATCACTAGCGGCACGCGCAAGGAGGAGCGCGCGCGTATCGCGTCCCGGACGTTCCCCGGCATCGCCCGCGCAATGGCCGAGCAGTGGGGGACGCCATGAGCGACCACCCCACCCTGACATTCGACGTGGGCTGGGACGCGCTGTGCAGCGACAACGACAAGTACGTCTCGCACTCCGGTTACATCCTGACCCCCAAGTACCGGGGCGCCAAGACGCGCCTCGCCAACCACGCCTGGGTGGCCGCCAAGCAGGCCAAGTGGGCGCGCGCCACGGGGCCGGTGCTGCTGATGGTCGCCGTGCGGGAGCCCGACCGCCGCCGCCGGGACTTCAACTGGTCCAAGCAAGTCATGGACGCCATCAACGGCAGCGAAGCCGTCTGGTGGGACGACAGCCAAGTGCGGCAGATGTTCTGGTACTTCGCTGGTGTTGACAAGGACAACCCCGGCGCTACCGTTACTGTTGTCCTGCTGCCAGACGTTACACCCTAACCCCGAGGATTCGCCATGAGTGCTATTGTCCTGTTCGGCCTGTTCGGCATGGTGGTCGCCATCGCCGCCTGGTTTGCCCGCCGCGTTCGGGAGGCTCGGGCGGCGCAGATCGAGTACGACCGCCGCCGTGCCGAGGTGGTGTTGCGAGCAGTGGCAGCGCAACAGGCCGTACAGCAGGCCGTACAGCAGGCAGCGAAGGTGGGGGGACGCTGATGGGCCGGTCGTTGCGGCAGCTGTCGAAGCTGGCCCGAAACCTGGACAAGGCGCCGTCCACCCCGACGCGGTGCCAGAAGGGGCACGACCTGACACTCCCCGGCGCCCGGAAGTTGGCCTCCAAGGGGGACGGCCGGTACTACTGGCGGTGCATGACCTGCCGGATGGAGCGGCGGGTGGTGGAGCGGCAGCAGCGCCGCGAGCGCATCGCGCAGGAGCGCGCCGCCCGACGGGCGATGGGGCAGGCCCTGGGGCAGGCGGTGAAGGAGGCAGGAGAGGAAGCAGAGGGGGCGCTGCCGGCGCAGATGGAGGCGCAGGTGGAGGCGCAGATGGAGGCGCGGATGATGCCCCTAGAGGCGCCCGCCAAGCTCGACACCAGCCCGTTCGGCGTCACGCAGCGGGCGCTGGCGGCCTACTGGAAGCTGGAGCCGGACCAGTGGACCATGAAGCACCACGTTATCCACAATCGCGCCATGTACCACCTCTTGGGCTGGCCGAAAGACGGGCCGGTTCGGTCCCAGCCCCTCCACAACATCCGCGTCCAAGGATCTCGCCGATGAGTGCCGCCATGAGTACCACCATGAGTACCACTGCCACCGCCTCCGCCTGGGTGATCTTCGCCTTGATCGCCCTCCTCTGGGGGATCGTCATCGTCCTGTCGCTGGATGTCCACATGGGGCCGGACCCGGACGAGCAGGCGGGTAAGCAGTCGGACGAGGAGGGGCCGCGATGAGCCCCCGGACCCGGCCGTACAGCCGCCAGCGGCGCGACCAGATCGTGTCCCTACTGGGCGAGCATGGCGCCATGACGGTGGACGACCTGCTGCGGCACGTCCCCATCACGCACCCCACCCTGTGCCACCACCTGCGGGGGCTGGAACATGCCGGGGTGATCGTGTCGCGGCTGGAGACGTGGGACGAGGTGCGCTACCGGCGGGAGTGCGGGGGGTCGACCAATGCACGCCGGAAGCCGGTGTATGCGGCCGTGGAGGGGGTGGCCCCGTGACCCGCTATTGGGTGACGTTCCAGGCCGGCGGGGAGGTGGTCCGGCGCGGGCCGGTATCGGGGTGGGAGGAGGCGTGGCGCAAGTGGCCCTTCCTGCCGGCGCAGGCGCGGCTGGTGGCTGAGGACGGGGTGGAAGCAGAGGTGGAAGCAGCCCCACCCACCCCGGAGCCTCCAGCGCCCATTCCAGCGCCTCCCCCAGCGCCTCCAGCGGCCCCGGAGGCGCCCCCGGAGGGCCTTACGCGCGGGCAGCTGCTGTGGCGGGAGCGGATGGCGCGGAAGGGGAAGGTTTAGGCGCTGTCGCGATAGTGTCGCGGATCAAAACCCGATCAAGACTGCCGGTTTGCGATTAAATAAGAGCCCTAGCGGAGCGGAGCGGATGGGACAGCTGGGCCAGGCGGCGCCTCTCGGGGAGACTCGGGGGGCGTTTGCTGTTGGGGGGGGGATTGCGCGAACGGTGTGCGGAGCGCATACTGGCGGCAGCGGCCGATGACCCCGGACGCTATGCGGGACACAAACGAGCCCCCGATCCACGGTGCCACCCCTGCCACAACGGGGGTGGGGGTCACACCGGCGGACGGGGGCTTTGTGCTGGAGGTGATCGCCAGACAGACGCCAAGCGCGGGGTTGCTGCGCCTTACCCGCGCGCCGGATGGACCGTCATCCGCGCACCAATCCACAAGGCAACCCGTGGGGGGATTCACAGTAATTCCCAGCAACGTCGGCCTACGACTGGGCCGGGCACCGTCCCCCTGCGGTCTATCGGAGCCGTCGCCGCTCCGGCAAGCGAACCCCTGCGCCCTTCGCCGCTGCCAACGGATAGGGTCCCAGGGCCGCACGGCGAATCACCGGCCAAGCGGTGTGACGTATCTTGGCGCCTCGGCGTAAGCGTGCGATGTATCCCCCGGGTTGCACAGGCATCCCCGGCGCCGCTCGCGGGGTGCCCGGATATGGCTCGGCACGCCCAGACCCTTCGACCCTTCCCAGACGATGCGACCTCCGACGATTGACCCCGCCGGATACACCCCCGAGGAGCTTCTCCGCCGCCGCAAACGTGTTCAGCAGCGCCCCAAGAAAGGGAAGCGAGTGGACCGGGACGCATGGCACGCCCAGCGCCAGCGGGTGATCGCCCGTGCTGGCGGGCGGTGCGAGCGGTGCCACCAGGCCAAAGGTGAACACGTCCACCACTTTTATTACCCCGACGTGATCGGCCACGAGCCGTCGTTGACGTGGCTTCAGCTGGTGTGTTTGCCCTGCCATACGCACTACCATCCCCGCTACACCTTCCGGACCGTCGCGGAGCAAAAGCGCATCGCGGCGGAGCGCAAGCGGAAGGCCATCGCCAAGGCCAAGGCGCGAGACAAGGCCAAGGCCAATCCCACGGGATGCCGCATCACCTGCGCCCATTGCGGGGGACAGTATTCCCGGCGGAAGCATCGGGACATCTGCGTGAAATTCGGGCTCGTCGTGCGGGCGCGGGACTAGGCGCGGGCACGAGGCGCGCGGATACGACAAACCCCTCCGCCAGCCGGAGCCGGGGAGGGGTTGCACCCGAGGAGGTGCCGGATCACGTCCGGTCGCGCCAACCCGCCAAGGTGACGCTGCCCCATTATGCGCGCGCGGGCCAGGTCGCGCAAGGGGGGGCGCGCGGGGAGCTTGCGCGGGCCAGCGGGCGGGATGCGCGAGAGGTGCGCGAGAGGTGCGCGGGAGGTGCGCGGGAGGTGCGCGCGGGGGAGGCTGGCGCGGAAGGCCCCCGTGCGGGCGCGTGGAGGGGTCGCCAGGGCACGAACGGGGGCGGGGGAAGGGGTAGGGTGCGATGCGGGGGGAATCGGGCCGGAAATAAGGCGCCCCCCGGAAGCGCTCTGGCCGCCGGGGGGCTGGGGGAGGGTGCGGGGGGTTAGGGGAGGATCTCCGGCCAGCCGTACTTGTTGAGCCGATAGTCCCGGCCGGAGCGGAGTACGCGGGATTGTTCGCGGCAGAGGTCGGCATACGCCACCAGGTCGGCCGCGTCGGGGCGGTGCGGGTCCTGCCGGACGTGCCGGTAGGTAGCGCGCGCGTCCCTTAGCAGGTCGCGCACCACGTCCAGCACGGCCGGGGGAAGGTGGAGGCGGGGGGCGTGCGGCATGGTTCAGCCCTCCCCGGCCGAGCAGTTCTCGTGCCCGTTGCCTTGCCAGCACCAGCACTCGGGGTAGCCGATATCCCAGGCGCCCCCGGATGCCGTGATGACGGACCCGTCGGGGAAGATGGCACGCCACACGTCGCCGTAACGCCCCAGGTCGCGGTCCCGCCCGGGGTGATGCTCGATGGTGCCGCCGAACGCGCGGACCAGGTCGTCTATGGTGTAACCGTCGTCCGTGCGCCAGCGCGTGCCGTCGTGCCCCAGCTGGCGCGCGACAGCATCGGCCGCTGTGCCGCATGCGGGGGCGGCCGTGTCCACATAGACGGCGGGGATATCCGCGCGCGGGAGGAGGGTAGCGGCCGCGTCCAGATAATCGGCAATGATGCGCGCGGCGTCGGTAGGATTGGCGGCACCGTCCACCACAAACGACACGGTGACGGTATACGGAACGGCGGGGGCGTGCGGCATGGCGGATTCCTCAAGAGTAGGGGGCGCCCCCCGGCGGGATGCCGAGGGGCTGGGGGGATGCTTAAGCGTTGCCGCTTTGCTCGGTGTCCCATTGTAGCAGTTCGGCCCAATAGCGGTGGGTACGGTTCCAGCACTGGAGATCCTGCTCCCGGGTAGGGTCGACATACGCGCCGCTATCGTGCCATTCCGCGATGGCGGGCGCGTCCATGCGCCAAGCATGCGCCAGGCGGGCGATTTGTTCGGCAAGGCGGGCGACACTGGCCCGGCGGCGCGTCCAAACGTAGACGCGGGGGAGCGTCCATAGCTCGGCGTCGTCGTGCGGGGGGATGATCCCATACGCGGGCACGCTCCCCCGGGAGTCGGCGGTGCCGGTCGTATGATGGCCGATAACTTCCCCATTCAATACCCACGCGTCCACGGAATACGCTAGATCTATGGACCCGTCAAACCCTGCCCCTTGATACTGGCCGGCGATGGCGTCCACCTCGCGCCCGATCGGCCCATCGGTCCACACGATGTTCAATGATCCCCCCCCGGACCCTTGATATACCCGGAACTTCACGGCGGGAAACGTGTGCCGAAGATCCGCGCGAATCATGCGCGCGACCTCGGTAACAGTCAAACGGCGGGAAACTTCTTTAGCGGTTGCGGGCATGGCGGATTCCTCGGGATGGGTTCGGGACTACGGGGGGCGCCGCCGGATTGCGTGCGCCCCGTAAATAGTATGCGACTAGGCTAGTGTCACGTCAAGAGTGCGCGCGCGGGCATATGTGCGGGCGGATAGTCGGGAGCATCCGGGCCCGCCAGGTCGCGCGCCAGGACGCGGAGGGGGATATCCCCGTAGCATGCGACGAGCTGGCGCAGGTCGTCCAGGCGGCCGGAAAGGGCCACCCGGGGACGCGCGGGGAGGGACGTGCGGGGGGGCATTATTCCGCCCCCCGGGTGGACCACCCCGCCCCATATTCTTCCGCCATTTCCGCCCGGAACTCGGCGAGCGCTTCGCGGGGGGAATAGTCGTAATAGGTCCGGGTGACCAAACGGTTGAAAAGCAGGGCGGATACGACGACCGCCCCACTATGGGGGATGCGATGCCACCGCACGGAAACACGGGGGACAATGCCGGAACGGGTAGCGTAGGACATGGCGGGAATCCTCTAAGGTGAAGGTAGGGGGCGCCCCCGAAGTAGAGGCGCCCCCGGTTGTGTGCGCTACTTTGCGGCCCAAGCGAACGCGGCCGCCCCCGCCCCATTGTCGACGTACTTATAGGGCATGCACAGGCCAATGATATCGGTACGGTGGGGATGCGTCACGAGAATGGCGGATTCCTGCCCGGTAAACCGAAAGTGTGCGGCGCCACTCTTGCCGCTCGGGAAGGTGCCGAACCGGGCAAGCAGGCTAGGATCAATCCCTACAGCTGCAATCGACACCGGTTCCCGATCTACCGCCGGAACCACCCCACGCCAGAGAGGGTATGGGCCATCCACGATGTCCACCAGCGTCGTGCCGATCAACGCCCCGCGCGCATCCTCCAACTGGGCGACGAGATCGGCCGCCCCCCGGTTGCTGCCGACGTCCACCTCCACCGTTTCCACCTTGCGGGCGAGTGCTTCGCGGATGCGGCGGAACCGCACGATAACGGGGGCGACGGAACCGGAATCAGAATCGGCAATGGTCGCCCCGTGGTGGTGCGCGCAGAGTGTCGTTCCGTCGGTGGCGACAATCACCCCCGACGTTTCCACCGACACCCCCCCTAGGATGGGGCGGGATGGATCTTCCGAAATGTGGGGGGCGACGATACGAAGAGCGGGGGCGGAGATGCGAAGCTTCATGGCGGGAATCCTCTGGGTTATGCGGGGTTGTGGGGGCGCCCGGAGTGGACGCCCCCGGGGGGTGACTACTTGGCGACGACGGGGCCGCTTAGCATGCCATCCACCAGCGCCGTATGCCCACGGAAGGCAGCGATGGCGTCGTTCAAGGCTGCCACCAGTGGGAGAGTGTCCACCTTGTCTGAGTAGTTGGCGTTCCAGTGCTGCGCGCGCCACAGGGCATACCATGCGTCGTCAACGGACTGTCCGGCCGCACGATACGCCACCAACAGGGCGTCGCCTTCCGGGGTGTAAAGGGCGGGAGTAGTGGTACGGTCCATGGCGGATTCCTCGCGTATCGGGTGGCGCGCCGCCGGGGAGTCGGGGGCGCACCTACATTATACATGTACCGCGTCATCCTGTCAATAGTAGACGCGCAACCCCGTGCAACCCCGGGGGCGCCGCACCGGGGTCGCACGCTACCGGGCCGCACGCCACCGGGGCACGCGTCCACGGCGGGGGCAGTGCGTCCGGCCCCGCCCGCGCGCGCGTACCGTAACCGGCTATCGTGCGCGTAGCCGGTGACGCACCGGGCGCGCGGGGCCCCGGTAGCGCAGCGCGCGCGGCGCCGATGGCGCGGGGCTGGCCCGTGGCGCGCGCGGCGGCGGCAGCGGCGGCGGGGGGGGAGGGGGGGTGTCCCCCGGCGGAGGGCAAGCGAGTACGATTCGGCATCCCCCCGGCCAGTGGGCACGGGTACACGTCAACGACGAGGAGGTGGTATGCAGCAGGGTATGCGGCAGTGGACGCGGGAGGAGCGGGAGGAGGTGTTGGGGCTGGTGTTGGAGGGGATGGCGGAGGGGGTGACGTTGCAGGAGACGGTGGAGCGGGAGCAGCGGCGGCTGAGTGCGCGGGAGCCGGAGCGGTATCCGGGGAAGCTGACGCCTGGGCTGGTGCGGGGGTGGCTGTGGTTGGACGAGGAGTGGTTCCGGCGGTATCAGCGGGCGAAGGCGTTGCTGGGGCAGGCGTATGCGGACGAGGCGGTGGTGACGGCGCGGGAGAGTACGTCGCAGACGACGGCGATGGACCGGGTGCGGATCGAGACGCTGAAGTGGGCGGCGGCGAAGGCGAACCCGGTGGAGTTCGGGGAGAAGCAGACCGTGGAGCACCAGGGGTCGCAGACGCTCCAGGTGAAGATCGTGGAGGAGGAGGGGACGGTGCGGAACGTCCAGGCGCTGAAAGCGGCAGAGAGTGCGGCGCTGGAGCGGGCGGTGGTGGGCAGCATCGCGCCAAGCAGCAACCCTGTGGTGCAGGTCAAGGGGCCCTGAACGAAACAGGGGGAGACTAGAGAGTTTGCGCCCAGAGGCATTGTGTTTCTGGGCAAACAGCCCGTTTTGTGTAACAATTTGGGGGGGTCCCACTTGACAGAACCTGCCCAGCGCCGGAAGGTTGGGGGGAGTAAGAGGGGGGCGCTGGTGCAGTTAGCTACTGGTTACTCTGACGCGCTTCGCTTGTCCTTGCTGGTTGCTTCGCAACAAGCAAGAGTTAGAGGGGGAAACGGGGAAGGAGTAAGCGTCCCGAGTAACGGGAAGCGACGAGTAACGCGGTGAGCGTTACGAGTAGGGAGCGAGTCAGCGCGTTAACGAGACATCGAGAGGGGTACAGGAGACTGTGGCGCATCGGCCGGGGAAGCGAGGGGGGCGGTCGGGCGGGGACCAGGCGGTCGAGGTCCGGCTGGCCAAGCTGCATCCCGGGCAGCGGGAGGTGGTGGAGAACCCGGCGCGCTTCAAGATTGTGATGTGTGGCCGCCGGTGGGGAAAGACGGCGGGCGGGGTGCGCTGGCTGTGCGATGGGGGGATAGCGGGCCAGCCGGTAGCGTGGTTCGCCCCGTCGTACAAGGTGGCGCTGGAGGCGTGGCGCGAGTTGGTGGACCGGCTGGGGCCGCTGACGGCGCGCATGAACGAGCAGGACAAGCGCCTGGAGTTGGTCACCGGCGGGGTGGTTGAGGTCTGGACGCTGGACGGACCCGACCCCGCGCGCGGCCGGAAGTACGCCCGGGTGGTGATTGACGAGGCCGGCATTGTGCGCGACCTCTTGACCGTCTGGCAGGCCGCGATCCGCCCCACGCTGGTCGATCTGGCCGGGAAGGCGCTGATCCTGGGGACGCCCAAAGGGCGCCGGCACGGGTTCGTGACCCTGTTCAACCGGGGCCTGAGCGGCGAGGACCCCGACTGGCAGAGTTTCCGCGCCCGCACGCTGGACAACCCCTACATCCCCGCCGAAGAAGTCGAGATCGCCCGGCGCGAACTCCCCCCCGAGGTCTTTGCCCAAGAGTTCGAGGGCATCCCGACCGACGATGGCGCCAACCCCTTCGGCCTGGACGCCATCCGCCACGCCTTCACCGAGGGCGCCAAGGGGGCCGAGCAGGGCCCCGTGGTCGTCTGGGGGCTGGATCTGGCCCGCAGCCAGGACTGGACGTGGCTGGTCGGCATGGACGCCTGGCGCCGCGTGGTAACCCTTGACCGCTGGCAGATGCCTTGGGCCGCGACCAAGGCCCGGATCATGGAGATCGTGGGCCAGACCCCCGTGGTGGCCGACGCGACCGGCGTCGGCGACGCCATCGTCAGCGACCTGCAGCAGATGGGCGCCGTCATCACCCCCCACGTCTTCACCCAGCCGTCCAAGCTGCGCCTCATGCAACGCCTCATTGCCGCGTTCCAGAACAAGGAACTGCTGGTCCGGGCGCTGGACCACGAAGCGGCGCTGCAGGCCGAGCTGGAGGCGTTCGAGTTCACCTACACCGCCTCCGGTGTGCGCTACGAGGCCCCGCCGGGGCTCCACGACGACGGCGTGGTAGCGCTGGCGCTGGCCCTCCACGGGTGGGATCGGGTGCAGGGGGTGCCGCCGGAAGGGATTGCCCCTTGGCAACCGACCGGGGACGACCCTAATCTTCGGCAGGAGGGGGAGGATTGGGTGGCCGCACCCGCCACTCACACCGCCCCCGGTGACTTTGCCGCCCAACTTCCTGCCGGATGGTAGCCCCGATGGCCAAACCGATGGAGCCCAGGACGAAAAAGGAGCGCGGCATGGAGGCCGTGCTGGAGCGCACCAAGGAATTCAACAAACCGCCGAAAAAGCGCCCGATTCTGCGGAAAAAAGGCGCTGGTAACGGAAAAAACCCGCCCAAAGGCCCCGGCATGACCGTGATGATCGCGGTCGGGATGCCCAAGAAAGGCGGCAAAGGAGGCCCCATGCCCATGCCCGGCGAGCGCCCGAAGTCCAAGGACGAGATCATCGCCCGCCTCGAAGCCCGCATCGCCCAGCTGGAGGCGAAGCTGGCCGAGGACGAGGAAATGGGCGACGAGATGGAGGACGAGGGGTACGAGGACGAGGACGAGGAGGACTAGTGCCGAAAACCCCGGCGTGGCAGCGGGCAGAGGGACAGAATCCGGCCGGTGGCCTCAACGCCAAGGGCCGTGCCTCGCTCCGCGCCGAGGGGCGGGACATCAAGCCGCCCGTCTCCGCCAAGGAAGCCGCCGCCAGCCCCGCCAAGGCCAAGCGCCGGGTGGCGTTTTGCAAGCGGAGCGCCGGGCAGATGAAGATGTGGCCCAAGGCCGCCAACGATCCGGACAGCCGGCTACGGAAAGCGAGGCGCAAGTGGGACTGCTAACTTGCACTCGATGCAAAACGGAAAAACCGGCTACGGCTGAGTTTTTTCCGTCGCACAAGTACAAAAAAAACGGACTTGATTCGTGGTGCAGAAAGTGCCGCAACGACTACAAAGGGCGCAATCTGTTTCCCAAAGGCGTCAAAGACAAAGTTCGCGCAAAGGCAGCCCGTGAACTTGACGAGTGCGTGATTTGCGGAGAACCTAAAAGCAAAGGGTTTGCCGTAGACCACGATCACGCTACTGGCCATGTGCGGGGCGGACTGTGTATGCGCTGCAACATGGGCATCGGGCAGTTTCGTGATGATCCTGAGCTTCTGCGGTTGGCAGCGTTGTATCTTGAGGGGCGATGCGCGTGTGGTGAGTGTCAACCGTACTGGGGCGGAAAGGCTCCGGCAGCAGACGAGAACACTGATCTCTTTTTCCCTCTGGGAGTGGAGTGTGACTGATGGCCGCCACCGTACTCAAGTCCAACAAGATCACCGTGTCGGCGCAGGACCAGGCTGCCACAGTCCTCGGCTTCCCCTCGCCCGGCGCCGTTTCGGTGCAGATTACCGGCACGTTGAGCCTGACGATGACGTTTGAGGCCACGGTGGACGGCACAAACTGGGTCGCGGCCAGCATGGTGCCGGTCGGCCAGCAGCCGGCCTATGCCACGCCGGTATCGACCGCCACGGCCGTGGGCATCTGGAGCGTCCCGACCTTCGGCCTTGCCGGCTTCCGCGCGCGCTGCAGCGCCTACACCAGCGGCGACCCCGTGGTCACCGTCCGTTACGCCGCGTCCTGATCGACTTCCCCCTTCTGTTGAGGATCTGAGCCATGCCGTACATCGAATACACCAACGCTGACACCGCCAAGGCCGCTTTCGTCAACGCCCTGCAGGATGTGGGGGTCGAGCCCACGGCGTCGATGGACGCGCCTGCGCTGGTCTACGCCACGCTGGCCAACGGCATGACGGGCGTTCCCGTCACGCAGGGCGGCGCCGGCACGCTGGGCACCGGCACCGTCCTCAAGCAGGCCATCGTCAAGATGGGTGACCTGACCGTCACGACGATGCTGGTGGACCTGACCGGCCTCAACTCCGGCGGGACCGCTGGCGACATCATCGGGCTCAATGGCTCCGGCGCGGCGTTCATCACCCGCCTCTCGCCCGCCAACGGCACCGTCACCGCCATTCGCATGACGTGCCTGGAGACACCGGCCGGAGGCGACACCGACATCGACCTGTATTCTGCGACCGAAGGCACTGGCGTCGAGGATACCGCCATCACGACGCTGACCGAGGTGCAGCTCATCAACTCGGGCGCGCTGGCGTCCGGCAACGTCGTCGCCGCCGCCGCCATGCCGGCCGCGAACACCGACTACCTGTACCTTGTCGGGCAGGGCACCGCCAACGCCACCTATACCGCCGGCAAGCTGCTCATCGAGCTGTACGGAATCTGATCGCTATGTCCGACGCAGCGCATGTCCTCTGGGCCATTGTGGCGGCCTACGCCGTCTGGCGGCTGGCGGCGGTCGTGGAGCTATTCGCGCCAGTCCGTTCACCGGAAACGCCGGACGCCGTGGACAATGCGGACATCCCGGAGGATCTGGTGGCGCTCGCCATGACGCAGAGCGAAGGGTGGGCGCAGGAGGACACGCTCAAGGCGATCCGTGAGCGGTACGAGCAGCTGCGCGACTGGAACCGCGTTCGGGCCGCGTTCGGCATCGGCCGCATCGACGACTAACCGGAGTTCCGCATGACCATGCCCCCGCTGGACGCCAATATCGACCCCTTCATGGACCCGCTGGGCGGCGTGCAGGGGGAGGAGATGCTGGGCGTGGACATGGATGCCATTATCCGTGAGGCGCTGGGCGAGTCCACCAACCCGCTCTCGCCCAACGAGCAGGTGGCGCCCAACGCCCCGGACAAGGACGGCCGCACCAAGGCCGAACGGCTGGCCGCGCTCCGCAAGGCGCTCTACGGCGCCGACTTCCCGATGGCGACCCCCGGCAGCGCCGAGGACATGGACGCCTGGGCGTCGTGGACGCGCGGGCTGTGGGAGTCGCGGCGCGAGTCCGTGCAGATGCACCTGCACCTGGTCGAGCGCAACCGCCTGTTTCGCGCCGGGCAGCAGTGGATCTCGTCCAAGGGCGTGGGGCCGTGGAGCGAACCGGCCCGACCGCGTGACGCCGCCCGCGTGGTGTACAACATGGTGGACAAGGCGCTGGACCAGCGGATGCAGATCATCATGGATCAGCGCCCGGGGTTCAGCGTGACCCCCACCACGCAGGACCCCGAGGACCGACGCAAGGCGCAGGCGCAGCAAGTGGCGCTGGAGTACCAGCACGAACAGCAGCAGATGACGCGGATCGGGCGGGAGGCCGTGTTCTGGGCGCAGACGGACGGCGTGTCCTTCTGGCACCAGTCGTGGGACCCCGACCGGGGGCCGTGGGACGAACGAATGGGGGACCAGCCGGGCGAGCGCAAGCCGCTGGGCGACCTCGTCACGCAGACGCTGCGAGTCGAACAGGTGCGCGTGGCGCCCAACGCCACCGCCAGCATCCCACCGTACTGGGTCATCATCCGGGAGGTGATCTCGCGTTCCGAGGCGGCGTTCCGCTACGGCGTGACCGGGCTGGACGCCGCCGACACCACGCTGGCCACCGGCAACGCCCCGACCTACAACGGGTCGGAAGGGCTGGGCGCGTGGGTATTGACCCAGACAACCATCGGGGAAGGGCAGCGGCTGCGCGACGAGGACGTGACCGAGCGGTTCACGGTCTATGTGGCGCCCCACGCCGACGCCCTCCCCGAAGGGCTGCACCTGGTCGTGGTGGGCGACAAGGTCGTGTTCGGGCCGGATCGGCTGATGTGGGGCGTCATCCCCGTAATCCCCGTGCGTGACGGCTCTAGCGACCCGTCGTATTTTCCGCGCCCCGTGATGGAGCAGTGGCTGGACCACCAGATGCGGGTCAACGCCCTGCTCTCCAAGTGGGTCGAGAACATCCGCGTCAACGCAGGCGGGCGGTTCTTGACGCGCCCCAACGCCATCGCGACCGAGACGTTCATGGGCGGCGTCACGTCCATGATCGAGATCCGGGGCGCTGGCCCCATGAGCGACACGATCCAGCCGGTGCAGGGCTTCAGCGTCGGCAACGACGTAAAGGAGGCGCTGGCGCTGGAAAAGACCGCGTTCGAGGACGCCTCGGGCTGGAATGCCGTCTCGCGCGGGCAGGTCACGGGCGAGTCCGGCCGCGCCATCATTGCCTCGCGCGAGCAGCTAGAGCGCGTGTTCAGTCCCGCCGTCAACGCGCTGGCGATGGCGTTCACGGACTGGGCCAAAGTGACGCTGGCCGGCATGGCGTGGGGCTACGACGTGCCCCGGGCGCTGGGCGCCGTGGGCAAGGGGCGCCCGGACCTCGCGCGCGCGGTGTCGGCCACGGACTTTGACGGCGTGTCGGACGTAAAGGTGGACGCCGCCACGATGATGCCGATGCCGATGGCGTTCCGCATGTACCTGCTGGACAACTGGCTACAGACCGGCGTGATCGACCTCAAGGAGTACCGGCGCCGGCAGATGTTCGCCGTGGCGCGGGACCTGGGGACACCGGACGAGGACCAGGAAGCGCGCGCCATGCGGGTAGCCGAGGCCATCCGGATGGGCTACGCGCCCCCCGAGCTGCGGTGGCAGGACAACGAGGCGATCCACCAGGACGTGCTGGAGCGCCAGATCCTGCTGCAAGACGACTTGTCGCCTGAGATCATCGCCGCCGCGCAAGAACGGTGGACGGCGCTGGCCAATCAGGCGAACCAGAAGCAGGGCGGGATGCCCCCCGGTGCCCCCGCTGGCCCGCCGATGGGCGGCCCCGGCGAAGGGCCACCGGCTGCCTCCGTGCCTGCGCTCCCGCCGGGCCAGTTGCCCTTGGCGAGCGGCAATCCCCCCATCGGTGTCGCCAACCTCATGCAGCAGACGATGGCTGGCACCGACGAGGCCGAGCAAGCCGCGCTCCAAGCGGACGCCTTATCCCGGCAGACCTAGTACACCCCAGTCCTTCCCTTTATGGAATCCGCTGTCGCCACACCCACCCAAGCCGCCGAGGCGCCATCCGACATCAGCGCCGCGATGGACAACGCCGTCGAGTCGGCTATCGCGGAGTTTACGCAGGAGCAGGCGGCCGAACAGGCAGAGGCGCAGCCTACCGAGGGCGCCGAGGAATCGGACCAGCCGGTCCTAGAGGCGGAGGAGGGCGAGGAGGCAGCCACCGAGGAGGTGGCGCTCCCCGAGGGCTTCGTCATGGTCGAGCCGGTGGCCGATACGCTGGCGACCGACTTTGTCCTCAAGGATGCCGAGGGCGAGGAGTTGGAGGTGCCGGCCCTCATGGTCGAGTACAAGGCCAACGGGAAGGTGCGCCGGGACCGGTTGGACCAAGTGGTCAAGCTGGCCCAGTTCGGGGTGTACAACCAGGAGCGCGAGGAGCGGGTCCAGTCGGTCGAGCAGGAGGCGCAGGCCGTAGCCAAGCAGCGCGAGGAGCTGGCCGAGATACTGGCCGAGCGCGAGGCGCAGCTAGAGCGCCTGCTGACGGACGACGAGTTCTTCCTGGCCGTACAGGAGCAGTTTGCCCGCGAGAACAGCCCGGAGCGTCGGGCGGAGCGGGCGGAGCAGGATCTTCGCAACTTGCAACTGCAGCAGGAGTTGCAGCATATTTCGGCCGTAGGACAGCAGTTCCACATGCAGGAGGTGGCACCGGCCCTGAGTCTGATCACTCAGACCCTGCCAACCATCCAGCTGGCGGAACTGGAAACACGATTGGCTGACGCCATGCAGGCGCACGCGGTGATCGCCCCCACGGGGGACCGATACATTCCCGCGTCACGCTACGATGCGGTGCGAAAGTACATCGTGGAGGACTTGGCCCTCTGGGCGCAGATGGCGCATCGGTACCGCAGCGAATCAGCCACCGATCCCGTTCGGGAACAGGCGCTGGTCGAGCGAGATCGGGCGCGCGTCGAGGCGCAGAAAGCCAAGCGACAGATCGGTCAGGCGCTCAAGCCCGTCACCGGGTCCGCTGCTCCAGCGGCGAGCAAGCCGAAAGCCAAACCGATCACCACGGTTGACGAGGCGATGGAAAGTGCCATCGCCAGCGTTCTTTCCACGATTCGCTAGCGTCCCATAGGAGGGACCACCATGCCTGCACCGACAGTCATTACCGATACGGAGCTGACTGGGCTCCTCAAGAACGTCTACGCCCAGTTCCGCGAGAAGGTCCAGAACCAGGTCACCCCGCTCCTCGCCCAGCTAGAGAAGGCCAAGGCGGGCGGCATCCGCAACATGCGCTGGGGCGGCAACAACGTGTTCTTCGACGTGGTCACCGGCCGCGCGTCGGGCGCCACGTTCTCCAGCGCCGGGTACTTCCCCGGTGACACCACCGCGCAGGAAGTTCAGGCGAACGTCGGCGTGGTCCGCGCCTACACCACCCGTCAGGTGGACGGCCTCGCCTTCGTCGGGACGCAGTCGAAGGAGGCCGCGTTCACCACGATCCTCCGCAAGACGATGGAGGAGATCAAGGACGCTTCCAAGCTGCTCATGCAGCAGGCGCTCCACAACAAGCCGGACGGCATCGTCGCGCTGGTGTCCAGCTACTCCGCTGGCCCGCCGGTCACCGTCGTGGTCAACAGCCCCTACGGGCTGGCCAACGCCGGGCAGGGCTCGCTGCTCATCTCGGTGGGCGACACCATCGCCATCCTGAACCCCACGGGCCCGGCAGTGCGCGGGCGGGCGCAGGTCACCGCGATCAGCGTCTCCGGCGACAACTCGACCCTGACCCTGTCGGCCGCGATCTCCGGCACCGCCGGGTCGGACTGGGTGGTCAAAGCAACCGCCAGCGACACGTCGTACAACAGCGCCATGAACGGGCTGATTAACATCACCAACCGTGGCGGCTCCTACGGGACGCTGCACGGCGTGGCGGCCTCGACCTACCCGATCTGGAACACGGTGCGCCTGACTGCCGGCACCGACACTCCGGACGCGAACCAGCCGACCGAGTCGGACATCTGGGATCTCATCCAGCGGATCAACGGGCTCTCCGGCAAGGACGCCATGACCCGCCCGCAGGAGTTCCTGCTCATGTCCACCCCGGGCGTGACCAAGAAGCTCATGGAGTCGATGGTGGCGCAGCGCCGGTTTACGGCGGGCGAGTTCTCGCGCACCATCAAGGGCGGCTACCGCGCCGTCGAAATCTGCGGGATCAACATGGTGCAGGACTACTACGTCCCCGCCGGCACCATCTACCTCCTGCACATCCCCTCGCTCTCATGGGTGGATGCAAAGGACTGGGGCTTCGTCGAGTTCGAGGGCGCCGGGCCGTGGCGCTGGCTGCAGGGCCGCGATGCGTTCGAGACGACCTATGGCTGGTACGGCAACCTTAGTTGCCTCGCCAGGAACGCGCACGGGATTATCGTCGGATACACCGATACTGCCCGTTACTCACACGTCATTTGAGGATAGGCTTCCGGTGGAGTGTGATCTTGTTATCTTACAGGCTCACACTCCACCGGAGAGTCTATGCTTTGCAAGCACTGTGAGCAGGAAAAAGAGGCAACCGAGTTTTATCCGCAGTCGAAGTCGAAGTGCAAGTTGTGTACAAACGCGTCCAACACGGCGCGGTACTATGCGAAGTATCGGCAAAAGCTGCTTGCTGCACGGCGTGAGAAGGAGCAGCAGAACAAGGCGATACGCATAGAACACACCGATGAGCAGCGTGCGTACATGGCTGGCATCGTTGACGGAGAAGGATCCATTCAGATACGGTGCCATGGCACAAAAGGCGGCAAGACAGGACACATAGGGCAGTACACGTTGATCGTGCAGGTGGTCAACACGTCAAAGCCGTTGATTGACTGGCTGGTGGAAAATTGGGGTGGGGCTACCGCTTACACTCCTGAAAAGTCGGAGCTTAACCGCAAGGCGAAGTGGTCGTGGTCGGTAACGGCAAACAACGCGTTGCGTGTGCTGGACGAGGTGTACGAGTTTTTGGTAATCAAGCGGACGCAGTGCAAGCTGGGCCGCAGGTTCCAGAGGTACGCGCAGCGGACGGGACGAGAGCGGACGGAAAGAATTACGCGCCTGCACCATCGTTTCTTCTCTGAGATGCGTATCCTCAACAAACGTGGTGTCAACTAACAGGAGTCACCCATGAGCGTAGGAAACGCTTTCATGCCTCGGCCCGGCCGGTTCGGGACGCAGCCGGTGCCGCTGACCAGCGGGCGCATTAACACCGGCACGCTGGCCGCTGGCACGCAGAACCACAACATCGGGGCGATGGCGGCGACGTGCGTTGTTTCGCGCGCCACCATCTGCGCCGAGACGTTCCCCACAGCGGCGACGAGTTGCACGCTGCAGCTGTTCAAGATGACGGGGGTGACGGCGCTGGCCTTGACGGCGGCGGTGGACGTCAACGCCAAGACGGCTGACACGCCGATTCAGGTGGCGGTGACCGGCACGCTGACCGATGCCCAGCGCACGCTGCTCCCCGGGGACAGTCTCCGGGTGGCCATCGTGACGGTCGGCGCGGTGTCGGTGCAGCCGGACGATCTGCTCATCGTGGTCGAACTGCTCGTGCAGGACTAGGACGTGTCGGTCCTGGTGAACGCACTGGGGCGCCCTGAGCCGTCGCCGGAGGTCCAGCGGCGGCTTCGGGCGGTCCACCCGAACCTGTTCCTGCGCTTCATCGACCATCTCGGGACGCACTGGGCGATCTGCTGGCAGTGGCCGGAGAACGACCGGCGCTGGGAGACGGTGCAGAGTGGGGAGGTCGATCCCGCCCGCGCGCACGACATCGTCGGTTACCTGCCGATGGACTGCTCCGTGGACGAGGCGCCCGCGCACCTGCACCGCGTCATGCGGACGTTCCCGAAGGAGGAAGTGGCGGCGCTGGCGGATCGCATCCTCCGGTTCAACGAGACGGAGGCGCTGAACGAGCAGGTCAACGCGGTGCTGCAGGAGCTGACGGACAGCCCGGACCCCACGGGGCTGACGAAGGTGCGGCGGGGTCGCAAGGTCAAGGTTTCCCCCGCCATCTAGCGTTCCCCCTCTGAGGCGCCCATGCCCGCTGTGACCCGTGCCCAACTGATAAGCGACACGCGGGAATACATGGACGCCGTCCAGTCTACCCGCTGGTCCGACAGTTTCATCCAGACGGTGCTGAACGCCGTCTATGACGCCGAGTGGTCGAACATCCTGAACGCTGCGCCGTACTACCGGTTCGCGCAGCGGAACGTGACCACGGACGCCAACGGGCAGGTCGCGCTCACCGCGCTGGACAGCGGGGGCGGCGACAGCCAGCAACTGCTCTACCGCGTGATGTCCGTCTCGGACGGGAACATCCTGTACACCGAGACGCGGTTCCAGGACGTGCCGCTGGCCACCACCACGAACTACCTGCCCGTCTACGACCGGCTGTACTACCTCACCGGGACGTACCTGCAGGCGCTGCCGGTGGCGTTTGGCGTGGGGCTGTACATCGGCATCAACTACAAGCCCACCGCGCTCTCCGACCTCGCCTCGGACGCCTCGGTGCTGGACTGGCCGCCGAACTCGCACCTGGTCCTCGTCTACCAAGGCGCGTACCAGCTGCTGCTCAAGGGCGGGGCGGAAGCGCAGTCGGCCAGCTACCTCAAGAAGCTGGCGGAGGAGGAGCGGGCGACGATGCTGGACGACCTGCGCCGGCAGACGATCAACCCGACGCGGCTGGCGTACCCGGACCAGAAGTGGGACTGGAGCGGCGGCTGATGGCGAACGAGCCTGGCGGCACACGGTTGGCCGACATGCAGCCCCGCTTCGACGGCGGGGTCAATCCTATTTCGGACGACGCCGTGCTGGCCGAGAACCAGATGCGGCGGGCGATCAACGCGCGCCTGACCGACTACGGCGCGGCCACGAAGCGCGGGGGCACCCGGCGCACGTCCACCGCCGTGCTGTCGGCCCACGCCATCGCCAACGGCTATACCTGGCGCCGGGACAGCGGCAGCGTGGACATCTTGGTCGTGGGCAACGGCGTGCTGTACACGACGACCTACGGCGCGTTTCCGTGGACGTACACCGCCCGCACCGGCGCGCTGTCCACGACGGTGAC